TTGCGCAACTTGTACATACTCCTGCACTGTGGATCCTTTCAGCCCGTCAGCTATACGCTGTGCTTCTTCCGGTGTGAACGAGTTGCTCACCGTGGTGATGAAGGACTTAGCCAGCTCGTCTTTAACGGGTATTGCTTTATATTTGGGATCCTTGCGTCGTTGCATATCATCCACGACATAGGCTACAATGTTATTACGTAGCTGGGGGTTGTTCTTGAAGGCTCTCTCGGCATATTTCAGCTTCGCCTTATCACTAACCGCTGCCATGCCTGCTTCTAGTGGTCCAAGGGAGGCTGCCGTGGCGAACTTCACCTTAGCCGCTAGAAGCTCACTTTTCTGTGCTGGTGTGTAGTAGTCGTTCTGGAACACTTCATCAGAGGTATGTCCGCCAAACTCTATATCATTCATGTCCATATTAAACACAGCTTGTATGCGTTCTGCGGGTGTCATATTCTCAGCATTCGGCATCTGCAGAATGCGTTGCTCTCTGGTATAACTCAAAGATAAAGCAGTAGCCTGCTCTTTAGTAAACTGGGGATTAAGCCTATGGAATTCATTTGCATATTGCATCTGTTGCTTCTGTATAGTTTCCCCTTGTCTGAAAGCTTTATACTCTGGAGATTGGTTCTGTGCGCTGGCATCTACCATTCCCGCTCCAGTTATCGCGAAAGGAGCCGCTATAGCAGGTATTACAAGTTTTTGTCCTCCTGCTTTAATTAAGTGGGCCACAGGTCCTGGAAGTTTAGCTAGTGCAGGGGCCGTTAACCCGCCAACTAATTTACCTCCTATGGATAAAGGCAACATCGTAGCTGCGCCCTCTAACCCTGCGCCTGCATACCGTACGAACTCAATCTCTTTGGGAGTGGCCCGCTCTGCAAAGGATTGAAAAAGCTGATCAGAGGTTTCACCTGTAACTTTTTGGGCATGGGCATCAGTGTAGCCATGCCCGATTATATTATCAAGTGTAACGCCTTTTACAACCCTAGTACCCAGATACAAGTTAGCTGTGTTTCTTTTATCTTCCTGTGCTTGCTCTGGTCTCATGTAGTCCAGTATGCCCTGCATTCTGGACATATCGATACGTCGTTGCAGTGGGTCCTTGGAGTAGCCCTGCTCTTGTTGTACTGTTAACCAGTCTTTAGGGGCTTCCCAAGGTTTACGAACAACAGCATACTGATTCTTCTTAGCTTCATTATACCCCCCTGTATATGCTTCTCTTACCTTGGCGTTGAAGGCATCAGAATCCCACATAGCTTTATTAGCATCTGTATGCATCTCTCGTTGGATATAACTTTCAATACCGAACTGTCTTCGTGGATCATTCTTCGGTAGTTGATTGAACTGCACTGTAAGATTCTTTCTGACCAGGTCTCTGCGGTGCTTCCAAAAAGCACTGTTTTCCATAGCTGTATTCTTATCTACAGTGGGAATCTGATTCATGTTCATAGTCTTTGCCACAGCATCCTGATCAGCTCTATACTTCTCCACCTGCTCCCATGGGTTTGGTGGTGCTGAAGAACTGGCAGGCTGAGGTGTTACAGGCTTAGTAGCTAGAAAGCTAGTCGGAGCAATGGCAGGCTTGGCTGTCGGTGCTTTAGGTGCCACTGGTGATGTAGTAGCCGTGCCCGGTACTCCAGGGGTGCTTTGCACAGCAGGAAGCCCAGGTATCTTAGGGACGCCCGGTATCTTAGGCAGTTGGGGCATAGTACTACCCTGCTTACCCATTATCTGATCGAATAAATTATTCATCATGTGCTATCCTTACTGTGGTTGTTGGCTCTGCTCTACTGCTTCCGATGCTACTTGTTGCTTCTGGTCGTTCAACAGCTGTTTGACCAATGCATGCAACTCAAAATTAGTGTGCTTCAGCTGTGTTAGTTGCTGACGCCTTATATTTCCTGGAGCGTTATAGAGTTGTCCTACTATTTCCTGTGCCTGTTGATACAAGTTCTCAACACCTGCAGATTGCGATTGTCCTCGGTTGAATGGCATACCGCCTCCTGCTCCCATTGGCTGCATTGGCTGTCCTGGTTGCATTGGCTGTCCTTGTGCATTAGGATCTCCACCGCCCATGGCTGCTTCTTGCATCTGTTGGATGTTCATCTGTGCTTGTCCTATTCCAATAGAGCCTGCAGGAGGCATAACAGAACCTACGAGTTCCTTGTCCTCTGCACCTGCTCGTGCTTCTTCCATCAGCTCAGCTTCTTGCTGCTGTTCCTGCATCTTCAGCTTGGCATCTTCCTTGAAGTCTACTCCCAGCAGCTTCAGTATGTTAGTCTTAGCGATTAGCCCGCCTTGCATCAAGCCCAGCAGTACTTGTTTATTCATATCATCTTCCACGAAGGAAGTGACATCTAACGAACAGGTCATGTTCTCTAAGTTGTGGGCCTGCGACACAATGGCGGCAACCCACCGTGTAAATTTATTTAAGTCCTTAGCGAAGTGGATCCATTGGCGTTCAAACATGCGTAGTCCCATAGTAGGTGCTACCACCTGGAAGCTGGTTTGCCTGAACTCTTGTGAATACCCATATCCGATAAGATCTGTGTAGTGTACCATTCCATCAGGTCTACTGGTGCTAATTGTTTAGCTTCGCCACCAAGCATCTGGTAGTTGACAGGTACTGGTGATACTATCCATGTAGTTGGGTTCTCTTTTACTTTGGATAGTGAGTCTTGAATGAAACTACGGAAGGTATCGCCACTGATAGACATGCGGTTCGGGTCCGTTACTCCTGCTTGCAGGTTCTGTGGGGATGGTGAGATCATACGAGTAGGTGCAATGTAGTCCATGGTAACTGCTTCATTAAACTTATCCAGATGTTGTAAGCGCAACAGGTTATCAAAGGCAGTCATGAACAATGGTACTCCCCATCCTTTGTACAGCTTATCTAGTGCTGTCAGTGTGGTGGTACGCATAGCAAAGAAGCTATCTTCTGGGAACTCTATTAAGTCACCGCTTTCTGCGGCTTCTAAGAACACTCGTGGAGCATCTTCTAGGTATACAGCATCGCCTCTATTGATAGCATCTCTGATATCCTCTGGCATCTTGTAGTAATAGCGATAGGAGTTAGTCAGTCTATTGAACTGTAAGTGCATATCCGCTGCATCGCGGAATACAAAGCGGATCTTACGTCCTTCTCTGTCTGATGCCTTGGAGTCTTTAAACTCGTATTTAACAATACGGCCACAGCCTGGGCACTCACCTTGGAACTTACCTTCTTTCCACTCGTAGTCTCTGCCTTTGCGCAGTTGCTTCAGAGCCATCTGCCATCCGCACTCATTACGAGGACATAGCAGCGTTCTGGTGAGTATATGCTCCGCTGATACGAAAACATTGCCCATCGCCGCCAGCTCCTCTCCAAATCGCACTAATAGGGGTAGCATGTCATAGGTATCTTCCAGAAGCTCTTCAAAGTTCCCAACGGTATCTGGATCGATGTCTTCGTCTGGGCCTGTTTCTTGTGTTATGTTTAGTCCTGCCACAAAATACGACACGACTTTTTGCACAGAGGTACGATACTTTGCATTCCTTTCCCAGAACCACAATGCCCATTTGAATACATCTGAAATGGTACGTGGATATACGTGATTAGAATAAGTACGAAATGGATTGTGTACCGACCCTCTGGTAGACATTTGCTCCTTTATGTTTGCCATAGCTAGATATTCCTTAAAGTGTTATTGCTGTATGATAGACAAAGCGTGTTATGCAGTAGTCTTGACGTTAAGGTCATATTTCTTATCTAGCAATGTTTCAAAGATCTGTGTAGTGTCCTTTATGTCATCCATTACTCCAGCCAGCTCTGCGTCCAGGCGCTTCAGCTTTTTCATAGCTCCTTTATTAAACATTAAGTAGTTGAAAAGTGTGACCCTTTCTTTCTCGTCTTTAATGCCCTGCTCTACTAATCCTTTGCATAGATCTTCAGTCAGACCCTCTGCCCAGCCGCCAAGCGTGAACAGCAATGCGCGTCTTGCAATACTGGTAGTGGTGCGGAACAGTTCTGTGGACATGCGGTCTAAGTCCTCAATCTCAGCATTAGTAAGCTCTGCCATATAGGTCAGCATGATATGTGTAGATACTTGATTTTCTACTCCAAGTATAAAATTGTCAGGTATCAGTTCTGTCATCTGCGCTACTGCTCGGGCAAAGCCGCAATCTTCAGTATGCT